AGGCGATAAAATGAAATTACAAGAACTAGAACAAAAATACGAAGAACTCGGCAAAGAAATTGAGAAGCTGAAAAACCAGAAGAAGGGTAAGAGGTGGAAGCCTGATTGTGGTGAAGAGTTTTATTTTATAGGCTTATTCGGCAGTGTATGCAAATTCTCGTGGAATAATTGTCATGAGTACAATTATCTATATTCTCAAGGCAACTGCTTCCAAACAAAAGAAGAAGCCAAAGAACAGTCTGAAAACCTCAAGACAAAAGCAGAGCTAAGAGCGCTGGCAGAAGAGTTAAACGGCGATGAGGTTATTGATTGGAGTAACGCTGAACAATACAAGTATTGCATTGATTATCTCGATGCTGAAGGCTGCTTATCATTTAATAGAAGTACAGTATACAAATTACAAGGTGTAATCTATTGTTTAGTCTCTAACTTCAGAGTCAAAGCCATTGAGCGCATAGGCGAAGAACGTCTTATCAAGATGATTAAGAGCGGGGTGTAGGATGGCTAAAGAACTATCAAAACAGCTGTGCGAGCTGTGTGGGCTTCCTTCTGAGAAAGAAGTAATTGACCCAAAACAAAAACAACTTGCAGACCATGGAGACCCAAGATTTTCTACACCAAGTTTGATAAAAGTAACATTAGACTTTACCAAGCCAGAGAATTTTATAAGGTTATTTAATCTTAAATGGTATTTACCTGATGATGAATATGGTACTCAGGAGGCGGGGCTTGCTTTTTATGTATTGTTTAATTATGGAAACAGCTCACAGGATTGGAATACCGAGGGATTTATCAGGATTCTAATAGAAATACTACAAAACACAAGAAGCGAACTTTATATTAAATATATAAAACAATCAATCAGAGAGGCAGAGTGGGTGTATGGGTAAAGATGTAATTATTATTTTTTTGCTAATTGTCATTAGTCCATTTTTGTTGATAATAGTGAATTTTAAGATTGACAAAAGATTCGATAAATCAGTAGGCAGTGTTTTTTGTGATGACAAAAAAATTTACGAAGGGCGATTATATGTAGTGGATAAAGATTTAGCGACAGAGAATTTACAATCTCCAATGTTTGACGTTTCTATCCGCGATTTTAATAACCCATTTCAAACTCAAAAAAGAACATTTTGTAAGGATTTAAGAATTGAGGCTAAAAATGACTAACCACATAGAACAAATGATGAAAGTGGCGGGAGTGAAACCAAGGTTCTATATGGAAGTAAATGTAGGAGACCTTGATTGTAACTTCCAGGAAGTTTCAGAAAAAACGGTGAAAAAACTATGGGAGAATTGGGGATTTCATTTGCAATGTTCAGATTATTGGA